CCTCCACCGTCTGACCTATCACTAGGGCCATAAGGAACAAACTGTACGCTTATGTTTACCGTACTGTTGGAAGTTAAAAGAAAATCGTCAGGTAAGACAGTATTCTTGGAATCAAACTGTTTAGGGGGAGTGGTACGTTGTTTGTTGTAAGCTCCTTTTAGGGTAGCTTTTCCTACCCATACATTTCCCTCCGCTTCTTCTTTGTGGAAAGGCATAGCCAACTTTTCATCCCACTTGTCAGTACGTCTATCCGCATTCAAAAATGATTCATTCATAGCGGTGTACAACTCTTTAGCCTGATCTTGTGACATCTTAAAGTTAAGAGTGTAGGCAGCTCCATCTGCGTCAGGGTCACATGGAACACTTTTGCCGTTTGCACCTGCATTTCTATCAAACTTGTAAGTCTGATTTATTTTAGGGTAAAGCGCATCTACGTTTTTAATTACGTAAGAGGTTGTATCTGACATTATTTTCTCCTGTCATAATATTATTAAAATGTAAATCCTTCCGTTGTTGCGAAAGGCGATTGTACATCGAGAGCAAATGCCAATATCGCATCTGACTCTGGATTCTTTTGGGCATCTACAGCTAATTTAAATTCATTCTCTGTAATTGCCCGTTTGGGTTTGAATAACAGTTTAGGTATATCACTGCTTTTATCAAAATAAATTTCAGTAACCACGGCTGATAGGGGAGTCTTATGGTGTGTTAAATGTTTCACATACGCTTGTAACCCCATCTTTTGTGGGTTATCCCCAAAAACACTCGTAGCAGGTAAATGTATTTGGTATAGAGTATTATCAGAAACAATACCCTCGTCTGCTACCATAACCCCTATGCGTGAATGAAATCGGCAACCTCTACTGTCACCTTTTCCTGAACCTTTTACATTCCACACACAATCAAAACAAGTTTGGGACTGTACGTTTTGCTGACTCACATTGGGGGATGGTCTACCCGTGCGGGTGTCATCTGACCAACAAAAAGGTTTAGCAGGTTTGTTCTCATCAAAATCTTTTTCATAATATGAACGTTGAATTGCAGAGGCTTTAACGACTATTACTTCTATGAGCTTTTCTGTAGTGCGCCCAGTTTCTTGGCCACTCTTATAAAAATTAAACGCCAAGTTTTTAAGGCTAATTTTATTGCCATTAAATGCAGGAACAACTGATGGTGTAGTTTGTTTATCTTCTGCATTTTCAAGCACTGCTAACAAATCGTTAACACGAGTATTAGATTTTTCTTGTCCCAAAGCTTTTACCTACAATTCATCATCAAAGTTAAAAGGTTCATCTGGCAACCCAAAATCAGAAGTCTCAACCTCATTTTGTTTAGCTTCTACTTCTTTTTTGTTAGCCTTTTTTAAAGCCTCAAGTACAGCAGGTATATCAAAGCGGTATGCTTTCCTGCCTACATTGATATAACAGTCGGGAGGTATCTGACCCTGCTTTACCCACTTACGTATAGTAGCCACGTGAACGGATAAAGTGTTAGCCAAATCCTCTATTGGTAAATACTTGTCGGTCATTTTACTTGCTTCTCCTCACAGTAATTGTGTAAGCACTATCCACATTTAAACCCGGTGGTAGTTTGTCGGGGTTCTCCTCTAAAAACTGACGCATGTTTCCCTGATGTAATCGTTTCTCCAATAAGTCCACCGCGTCATTGTCCTTGATAAACTTGTTCATAGACTCCCAATCGGAAGTCCAATATTTAGTATGGATTTTCCTAAAGAATGTCCCACGTGAAGTACGTACAGATTCCACGTTGTTTGTTTTGCAATGCTCCAGTAACGCTGATTTAACTACCTCAAGCTTATCGTTAAGAAGAGCTTCTTCCTCTTTAAGTTGAGCAGCGATCTGCGCTTTCTTTTCGCGTATTTTAATATAGACAGAGACAAGTCTATCTACACTAACTGCATCAGTAGTATTAGCCACAATTATTCTCCCCAATGATTGTGTTTAGTAATGTTTACTAGCTTATAATGAATTATAGTGCATTATTATTAACTTTCAAGTACTTCTTCATATAAATCTATCATTTTTGTATGAACGTTAATTCGGTTGTCTAACATCTTGTAGACAGCTTTCTCGACAGGCGAACCTTGTAGCTGTACCACCGTACAGGGGTGGGTTTGCCCTGACCTGTGCACCCTTGCATTGGCTTGAGCATAAGTCTCTAATGAAGATGTTGGCCCCCACCACACAATAGTGTTTGCAGCAGTAAGGGTTACTCCATGTGCAGCAGCTTGAGGTTGAATTATTAATACTTGAGGGTTAGGTGTGTTTTGAAATTCATCAAATATACGAGTCCTATTATTGGCACTTACATCCCCTCTAATAATATCCGTAGTTACTCCCTCTTTTTCTAGCTTTTCCTCAAGCAAATCAATTACATGCTTAAAGGGTACAAACACCAGAACCTTCTGGCTGGATTCATTAATAACTTCTTGCAAGACTTTATAACGATTCTTTATGTCAAACTCTATTGTCTCTCCTGAATCGGTGTACACAGCACCACACGACAGTTGTAAGAGTTTGTTCATGTTGACGGCTGCATTAGCTGCGGTAATTTGTTCCCCATCGGCTACTGCCACCATTTGACTCTTCAGTATCTTATAATATTTCTTTTGTTGTGGGGTGAGTGCTACTTCTCTATGAGTGTAGGTCATCTCCGGTAAATCTAAACATTGGTCTTTGGTAAAGCGTATGGCAGGTTGCAAAGCATTGAATACTATTTCAGTAGCGTTAGGTTTAGGAATCCATTTGAATTGAGTTATTTTGTGCATAACCAACTCTCTAAATGCCCCAAAAAACATAGGAACCTTCCTAGGATTAACAAGTTTAGCTAACCCATACCCATCTAATGGGGATTGGGCGGCAGGTGTGCCTGTCATCATCCATAACCATGTGTCGGGTTTAAGCAAAGAGTTAAGTACTTTCCACCGTTTTGATTGTGCATTTTTATAATGCGTGGCTTCATCAGCAATGATTAAGTCAAAATTCCCATTAGCAATAACGTCTTTAACTATCTCCACCCCATCGTAATTGATAATGACATACTCAGCACCGTTGTTAATTATTTTCTCTCGTTTAGCTTTTGGCCCATGTGCTATGTCCACACTTCGGTGCATAGCAAACTTAAACAAGTCAGCCCTCCATGCAGAATCCATAATGGAAAGAGGGCATATTATGAGAACACGTTTAATCAACCCTTCTTTCATTAAAAAATCTGATGCCCATATTGCACTGGCCGTTTTACCTGTACCCTGTTCATTAAAACAAAAAGCCCTACGGTTCATAGTGAGAAAAGCAGAGGTAGTTTTCTGATGTTCAAAGGGTTTATGTTTACCACCCCATTGGTACTTACCCATGATAGGAGAAGGTACGTCTTTTATGTTGAGGTTTTTAAGTACACGAGACTCATCTACGCCCCACTTTACCAGTACTTTATTGCACCCCAAGTCCTTGCTGTTGGGTATAGCTGTAGTGATTTTGTTAGGGTTGCGTACTCTAAGTAACAACCCTCTGTTATCTACCACCCGCATTATTTGCTCCGTTTCTTGACTGTTGTTTTGGTGATGCGCCCACCTTTTTTAGCTACATTCTTGTAGTTACGGGCACGATTTTTACTGCGACTCTCTATCTTTATGCCATCTTTATTGCTTCCCCCACGACTTAAAGCTTTGTTATGACTAACATCTTTACCTTCCCGCTTGTCAGCCTTACCGTTGTTGTTAGCGTCCCTTCCTGTCCTGTCAACCGCACGTCTGGCCCGTTGTCTCTCCATTCTGGCTTTAAAAGCAGCACTACCTACAGGTTTGTTTTTTTGTTTGGGTCTATCTTTTGGGTTCTTGTAAGCCATTATTTCCTCCCGTTATGTGGACATTCCAACACGATGCAATGTGCTCGACACAACCCTGTAGGTCGTGGATTCCATACATCTAGTTCATAAGCTTTTTCCATTTTACCGTATTCACTTAACCATTTTTGCCAGAGGGTAGGTTCATTCTCAATAGTGTAAGTGTCTTTAACAAACGCATTACACACCACAAAAAGTAAACCACCCTTGACTATTTTTATCTCAGGGAAGTGCTTGAACGTAGCTAACGCCATCAGTTCAAGTTGCCCTTTGTCTGCATACTTTGCTGACTTCCCTGTTTTGTAATCAATAACTTTAGCTGTCCCTTTTTCCCTATTAAGTATGGTTAGGTCAGAAACCCCACGCCACCACACGTCTTTATCAAAAAACCCACAAGGTTCCAAGTTAGCAGTTAACCCCATCCTGTATTCGCACAGTTTTTCTCCATCCATATTATTAAGTTTATCTAATATGGGTTTAGCAAATCCAAAACGTGGGTCTAAAGGTGTGTTCTTACCTATGTATTCTTCAGCCGCCTTATGGAACTCATTACCATAAAGAATAGGTTCTGTTTCAAAATCCTCTTTGTAATCTTTAACCACTTTTAAGTGGTAATATTTTTTAGGGCATTGGTCAAACGTTTTTATGCTACTGAATGACCACGCGGGTTTGGTGTCCATACTACAGATTCCCCATAGTTTTTTCCTATCTCAACGTCACCACGAACAGGCAAGCCCTCTGCCCATTCTGGAGTCCAAGACATACACTCATCGACAAAAGCCGCAGCTTCGTCTACTTGTTTGTCTGGTACACAGCATATCACAGAATCATGCACAGTAAGTAAAACACGATACTGTTTAGAAATTTGTACCATTTGGTCGGCCATTACACATCGTGCCAGTGCTTGGCAAACATTCTCTACTACCTTACCACCGTATATGTTTGTGTAGCCAGTTCTAGTTTTATAAGAAAACTGTACTCCCTTCTCTCCCTCGGTAGCTTTCAATCCATCGTAAAACATAAAAAGACCAGAGGGTAGTTCTATACCCAACACATCAGGCTGTACAGTTAAGACTCCTTCACGCCCGAAACTTGTTGCATCCCCGTTATACATATTTGTTAACATGTCTTGAGCATTACGCCACAGAGCTGTAATAGCTCCACTGGCTGTGCGGTATTTTCGTATTATTCTAGTTGCCTCATCTGCATCTACCTCAACCCCAAAAGATTTAAGTTGTGCACGAAATTTAACTGCGCCCATACCGTACCCACAACCTAATACTGTTTGTTTGCCAATGAACCGCTCCTCTGAAGTTACTTCATCTTCAGACTTATCATAAATTTCCGCTGCCATTATTTTGTAAACATCCCTCCCATCTTCAAAAGCAGCAAGTAGATCATTTTGTTTAGACAGCCATGCAAGCACCCGTGCTTCTATCTGTGCTGAATCGGCTTCAACCAAAGTGTGTCCCGTAGGAGCTTCAATGCAAGATTTAAGTATCTTCGCGTTCTCACCCCGACTAGGTAGGTTTTGTAAATTTATTTTATCTGAGCCACCCCATCTTCCCGTATGAGCCGCATAGTATTTAATAGGTACAGGCAACGCACCTCGTGATGCAATATCTAAAAACCTTTCAGTACGTGTTTCCTCTAACGTGCTTTTAAGTCCAATCCGTGCAGCCACTAATTCGCGCACTCTTACGTCTTCATGTTCCTGTAATGCCACAAAACCTTCATCGTTCTTAGCCAAAGCAAAAGTTTCTTTGCCTGTACGTAAACTTATTTTTGTGGGGGCTTTGACTCCTAGCTCCTCTAATGCTTTAGCAAATTTAGGGTTAGACATAAGATCATCCTTGGGGATATTAACTCGCTGAATTAGCTTATCTTTATCACCTTTAATAGTGTCTAAGTGACCCTTTAGCTTTTGTGTGTTAAGTGTTAGTACGGGTTGGATAAACATACGAAGTGTTAAATCAATCACTTTAAGCTCACTAGTCTTAAAATTATTAGTCCGTACCAGCTTGGAAAACAAAGCGTAAGTTAAGTCCACATCGTTTACACAATAATCTCCATATTTAGAAAGGTCATCATCACCAAAGTCTAAACGATGTTTACCCAACGCGCTCACCACCTCGTCCCCTTTTTCTCCAAGATTGTACTTCTGGGATAACGTTGCAAGAGAAGACGATACTTCTGTGCCATTAACAGCACGACCCATACACAAAGTATCAAGATATAACTTAGGGCGAATATCAAAAACCCAATTAAGAATAGCACCGTCAAACATAGTGTTATGAGCAAGTAGAGCACTTGTCTCCCAAGAAAAGTTATCGTGTAAGTAAGTGCGTAACTCATCAATCTCTCCTGACAGCCAAATAGTTTCCCCACCATTTATTTTTACAGCAACTCCTATTACTTCAAACTGGTCATTCCGAATGTACTCCTCCGTAGTAAGTTTGCTAAGAGAAAATTGTTTATCGTAATAGGTTTCAAAATCTACAGTTATTATATCCACTACAGTAACCCCATCTTAACTAACTCTAAACGGTTCTTTTCGTGAGCTTCTTTAATTGCTTTTTTATTCTGTCCTTCGTACGGGACAGCCAACTTTGCTTGGAGAAGGAACTTCGTAATCCATCCCTTTGACGTTTTGATATCTCCCAACCAGCGACCAAACTTTCCCCTCTCTTTTGTTCTAAGGATATATGTTTCTCCAACTTTACATTCCTCGATGAGGCATTGTTTTGCGAGTAAGCCATGTAGTTTCTCCTTTTTATTTCGCGTACGACTTTCGGGTGCGTCAATTCCAAATAAACGAATATTAACGCCCCTACCATCATTACCACGCAGCACAACACCAAAACCCAACTTGATGTCCACACGTAACCCATCACCGTCTGTAATAGATCGAATAACACATTCGTATTCATAAAGCATAACCCTCTCCTTATATTTAATTAACTGCGTGGTCTACCTGTTGGAAAGATGCGCGTACCATCTTCCCTAAAAAACTTTTTGTATTTCGATGCCCTCATTATCATTGCTTGCCTTCCTTTCCCGTTAAAAGGTGCTCTAGTTTCTCCTGTATAAAATATCTTCCCTTCTTTTTTTAGTTCATTCGGCCTTGAAGAAATAGTCCCACCAGTAAATCGCGGGTATTTTCTTTGCATCTCTGGGATAGTAAGTCCGTCTATCCCTGCTTCCTTCACTACCTGCAACACAAACCTTTTGGCCTGTTTAGTATCCACAAGAAAAGCAGCTTCCTTACTGGTGTGTGGGTCAGTGTTCCTAAATAATTTAAATGCTTCAGTATCTTCAAAATCATTATCACCATCATCATAGTCTGTCATTTAACTTTCCTCATATACGTATTTTCTTTATGTCAGCTTCTGTTATAACTGTTTCACGTAGTATAGCTTCTTCAAAATGGTGGCACTTCGAACAGTACCAACCTACTCGTTTGCCTGTCTCCATGTTAAGCACTTGGTCAGATGTAGCTTTGCACTTCGGACAAGTGTTTGTGCGTAGATCATCCGTCATCATTACTCTCCGCTTCATCTTCCAATGCGTCAGCAATGCGTTCCAAGACTGTAAGAAAACGTTCTATGTACTTATCTGCTGTGTCGTTGTCATTAATTTTTATCTTTATTTCCATTAGTGTATGTTCCCATCTACTGGAACCGCGTCAACCAAATCTGACACCATCCAAACAAGTTCAAGAGTGTTAAGTAGTTTTTTCTCTACCTGTGGTTTTTTCAAATCTAGTTGGTACATCAATCTTATTGAAGTGGTTAACAAAGCTAAACACGCCACGATTAACTCCTCATCACTTTCGATCTCCAAACTCTCCATAAAAGGTTCAACGTGCTTCACAATTATGTCGCGCACATTAGCCTCAAACAAAGTCCCCTCTTCAACAAATTTGTACCAACCACCTTTGTTTTTACTCATTGTGTTTACTCCTCTAGTAAGTATCTGTAGCTACAAGATACTGGTATCTAAGTTAG